TGCTGGCGGGGCTGAATAACGGCGCGTGCTGGTGCGAAATGGGCATAGGCAATCCCATGTTCCGCGACCATACCGAGAGCTGCAAGAAGGCCCGCGCCATGTTCGACCGCCTACCCCAGGACGGCTACCTGGCCCGCGCCTTCGATGCAACCCGGCACGCCGGGGACGGGGGGCGCCAATGAGTGACCGCGGGCTGTATGGGCCGATCGGGCCAATGCCGCGGAGCTGGGGAAAGCAGGAGCTGCTGATAAACCCCCGCCACCCGCTATGGAGCAACTGCCGCGGCCGCGCCCTGGTGCGCGGGGCGCTGAATATCGTGACCCTTTCCGCATTCCGCCGGCCCCGCAAGCTGCGCCGCCTGCCCTTCCTGCATTGCATGGCGGCCTACCGATCGGGCCCCAGCACCATGTACGACTATCCTCTGGTGGGGTTGAATTGATGGCCGCCGCGGGGGAGATCCGGGCGGGAGTCACGCTGCCCGTCAAGCTGCGGCGCTGCCCGCACTGTGGCAAGAGGCGGGCGGAGATCCGGGCTGGGGACGTGCTGCCCAAGGGGGGAGCCGAGTACAAGCGCCTGCAGGCCATCGTTTGCATGGGCTGCGGCGCCGCGGGGCCCTGGGCCGCCAAGCTGGAGCACGCCGTGGAGGGCTGGAACAGGAGGGATCCCGTGGTGTCGATACCGACCTGGCTACTGGTAGTGCTGTGCATCCCCTGGGCCCTGCTGCTGCTGGCGCTCGCGGGGGTGGTGCGCGGGTGGTTCAAGCCGTGGATATTCTGACCGTCCGAGGGGTGGAGCTCATGGTGCACAACCTGGGCCCCCAGCCCTTGACCATCACCGCGGACGACGTTGCCCACCTGCTGGGTGCCCTGAACATGCGGGGGGACAGCCTGGCCGACTGGGCCCGCGGCGGAATGGACCCTCTGGAGAGACGGGCCCGGCGTTCCATCATGCGCAGGGCGATAGCGGAGGAGGCCTTCCGTGGCAAGTGACAAGGCGCTGCTGGCGCTGGCTGATGAGTGGCACGAGAGGGCGCGGAGTTGGGGTGGCCCTGACGGTCCTGGGGCGCTCCACGGTTGCGAGGACGAGCTCCGTGCTCTGGTGAAGGCCCACCCCGAGGGCGCGGAGCGTGTGAAGGTGGAAACCGAAGGCCAGTGGCGCGGATGGGTATTCCTTAAGCACGCAGATGGGCAATGGGTGAGCGCCGCGAAGCTGAACGACTTCTCTATGGCCGTCTACGAGGCGGGTCTCTCCGCTCTCCCCGCCAAGGAGCCCGCCGCTCCGGTGCGCTGTACGTGCCGTGAGCACACAGCGGGCATGGAACCATGGCGCGATCCCGCGTGTCCGATGCACGGCAAGCCCGCGCCCGCCTCTCCGGTGCCATGGGAGGACTTCAACGACTACGCCTACCCGGACCGTGGGAAACGACTACTCGCCAACGCGCCCGCCGCTCCTGCCGATCTCAGGGAGGCGCTTGCGTGGGCGATGGATCACCTCAAAGCGGGGCACTTCTCCTCGAACTGCGGGCCATCGAAGTGTGTGTGCGGACGCGACAAAGCACGCGCCGCTCTCGCCTCCCATCCGCGCCCCGCAGAGGAGGGTGGACTGAGGGAGGCCGCCATCGAACTTGTACGGGCCATCCGCCATGACTACGACCAAGACACGGGAACAGAGTGGATTGAGAAGGCCACCGAGGCACTGGAAGGTGCCCTGCATCCCCCCGCGGAGGGGAAGCCCCCCGAATCTGAAAAACTGAGGGGAAGCTGAGCCGTGCCGATCAATTACCGCGAGTATCCACCCGACTGGAAGGCCCGCCGTGAGCGCATACTGCGTCGAGCTGGCGGACGGTGCGAGGACTGCGGGGCCCGCAATCACGAGCCCCACCCCCGGACCGGCAGCCGCGTGGTGCTCACGATTGCCCACCTGGACCACGACAAGCACAACTGGGAGGTTTCGGACGAACGGCTGCGGGCCCTTTGCCAAGCATGCCACCTGGCCCTGGACCTGGAGCACCACCTGCACCGCCGGCGCCAGACGCGGCTGGGCTACGGCCACCCGGAGCAGCTGCTGCTGGTGGACGGGCGGGGGCCGATCGCGCTGTGAGAGTGGAGACCATCGGACAGGCCACGCTCTACCTGGGCGACGCCCTGGAGCTGCTGCCGACGACGCCCGTGGTGGACCTGGTGGTGATGGACCCGCCGTACAACTTCTCCACGTCGTCCACGGGGGACAAGGTGGGCAACTGGGCGGAGGTGGTGAACGCCGCGGTGTGGTTTTCCGCCCTGCTGCGGGCCAGCCTGGACCGCCTGCCCGCGGCGGGGGGCCTGCTGTGGCAATTCCTCAACTGGCGGACCCTGGCCACGGTGCAGAAGGCCGCCCTGGACGTCGGGCACCGTATTGAGTCTCTGCTGGTGTGGGACAAGGACTGGATAGGGCCCGGCGGCGCCGTGGGGCTGCGGCCGTCCTATGAGCTGGTGGCCCTGATAGCGACGGGCGGGGCCCGCCTGGCAAACCGCGGGCTGCCCGATATCTGGACGGTGCCCTGGAGCTCCGCCAAGCCGAACGGACACCCCGCGGAGAAGCCCCTGGAACTGCTGCGGCGGATCATTCACGAGAGCCCGGGCACCAGCGTGGGGGACCCCATGATGGGCAGCGGGACCGCGGGGGTGGCCGCCCTGGAGCACGGGCGGGCCTTCGTGGGGATCGAAATCGAGGAGCGGTGGTTTGACCTGGCCTGCCGGCGCATAGAAGCCGCGCACCAGCAGGGCCGCATGTTCGCGGACAAGCCGCCCGCCGCGGTGCAGCTGGCATTCCATGAGGACCTGGCGGAATTGCAATGTGACACGTGCGGGAAAACGGTGCCCGACCGTGAGACTGCCTTACTGCACGAGGGGGACCACCCGGGGCATAAAGTGATTTTCGGGGGGGCGTGATGGCAACTGGAAGCCGGCGGCAAGGGCGAAGCACTACCAGCCTAACCCACGCCGAGGGTGCGGGTTCAAATCCCGCCGCCCCCAGGAAAGCGGAGACCCTGGCGGGGGGCCGCGCGGAGCTCTGGCTGGGTGACGCTGTGCAGCTGCTGCCCCTGGTGGGCCAGGCGCACGTGCTTTTCATGGACCCGCCATACGGGATCGCCCTGGAGAATCATGACAGCAAGCGCACGCGGAATGCTGGGGCCACCCGACGCAGCTACGCAATCACGGGGGACGACACCCGGGAGCCCGCCCTGGCCGCGCTGCGCTGGGCGGACGCGCGGGACCTGGTGGTGGTGACCTTTGCGTCACCCTGGGCGCCCTGGCCGGGCGAATGGCGAAACCTGGTGGTATGGGACAAGGGCGGCGCCGCGGGGGGCGGTGGGGATACGGCCACCTGCCTCAAGCGCACCTGGGAGCTGGTGCAGGTGGCCCGCAACGGGCCGCTGGGGGAGGGCCGCCAGGAAAGCGTGGTGCGCTTCCCGCTGGTGCCTGGGGACACTGGCCGCCACGTGGCCGCGAAGCCCGTGGGCCTGCTGGAGTGGCTGCTGGTGACGTTCACCCGGCGCGGGGACGTGGTGGTGGACCCTTTCATGGGCCGCGGGCCCCTGGGGGTGGCGTGCGCCAACACGGGGCGGCGCTTCATCGGAATGGAGATTGACCCGCAACACTTCGCGGCGGCCTGCAGGACGGTGGGCCAGGCCTACGCCCGCGCACTGGAGAAGGAGGCTGGCCGTGACCATCCGCACGCGCCTGAAAAACCGCACGCGAAAGCGAAAGCGCCGAGGGGGTAAGCCGGTGGAACATGGGGTGAAGGTGCGCATGACCGGGCACATGCGGGTGCGCCTGGCGCTGTTCTATCTGGCGCTGGGGGCCCTGGCCGGCGGGGTATTGTTCGGCGCCCTGCTGCTGTGGCGGCTGTTCATCCGCCTGGTGAGCGCGTGAGCAGCAAGCGGCACCAGCGGCGCAAGGCATGCGAGGGCAAGCGGCGGTTTGCCGACCGCCTGGAGGCCCAGCGGGTGAAACACCGCGCCGGCCTGGCCCTGGATGCGTATCATTGCCATTTCTGCGGGGGGTGGCACCTGGGCCACCCGGGGAAGCTGCGCAAGCGGCTGCGGGACCGTTCCACGGGGGGCGAGCCGCGCGCCCGTGGTGTATACTGAGCCTATGCCGCCGTTCGCCAAGGGATACGATCCGCGCCGCAACCTGAAGGGCCGCCCTAAGCTGGGGCAGTCTATCGCGGAACGTTGCCGTGCTTTCATGCAAGAGATACAGGCCGTCCAGGACCCGAAAACGAAAAAGCGCTTCCGCGTGGAGCGCATCGACGCTTTTCTGGCGGCCTGCTATGCCGAATCCATCAAGGGAAACGCGCCTTACGCAAAGCTGCTATGGAATTACCACGACGGGCTGCCGCCCTTCCGCGGGGTGATAAGCACGCCCGACGACGAGGACGAGGCCGACCTGGACAGCCTGACCGACCAGGAGCTGCTGACCCTTTCCCAGCTGCTGCGCAAGGCCGGCGCCCGCGGCCCCGTACGAAAAGCACGTGGCAAGCCGAACCGCAAACCTGGACGTTAGCCCGCGGGCGGTGGACGCCGCCCTGGCCCGCCGCTTCCACCTGGAGTTTGTGCGCAGCTGCTGGCAACGCCCCACGCCCTTCATCATAGGCCGGCACACGCGCGCCATTTGCGCGGAGATTGACGAGGGCATGCGCCGCTACGCCGCGGGGCTGTCGACGTTCCTGATAGTGGAGGTGCCCTTCCGCCACGGGAAAAGCGAGGTGCTGTCACGAATGACGCCCCCGCACTGGCTGGGGCGGTTCCCCGACACGGAGGTGATGCTCACCACGTACGGGCAGGACCTGGCCACGGACCTTTCCCGCGAGGCGCGGCGCGTGATGCTGAGCTCCCAGTACTCCCGGGTGTACAGCGCCCGGGTGTCCGAGGAATCCAGCGCCGCGGACCGCTGGGGCGTGCACGGGCACCTGGGCGCAATGAACGCCCAGGGCTTTGGGGGCGCCATGACGGGCCGCGGCTGCGCCCTGGGGATCGTGGACGATTATCTGAAACGGCGCCGCGACGCGGAGAGCAAGAGCGTGCGGGATGCGGTTTGGGAGAGTTTCGCCAATGACTTCATGACCCGCCGCGGGCCCGTGGCCTTCATCATCATTCTGGCCAGCCGCTGGCACGTGGACGACCTGATAGGGCGGTGCCACGCGAAAATGGCCGAGGATCCGGACTTTCCGCGGTTCCGCACCGTCACCTTTCCAGCTCTGGACGACCGCTACGGCGGGGACGGCACCCTGTTCCCCGAAATGTTCCCCAAGGACTGGTACCTATCGCAGCGCGCCACCCTGGGCCAGTACGGGTTTGCCTCTTTGATGCAATGCAGCCCCACGGTGCGCGGGGGCAACCTGCTGCGCACGGAGCCCACCGACGAGTTTCCGCACGCGGGGGTGAAGTATTACAACGCGGGAGAGCCTGGCGGACCGCCGGCCAGCCTGCGCTGGGTGCGCGCCTGGGACCTGGCCTCCAGCGCACGCCAGGGCCGCCGCGCGAGTGATGAGCCTGACTACACTTGCGGGCTGCTGTTCGCCGTCCAGGACCTGGGCGGGGAGCGCAAGCGGCTATGGGTGGACGACGCGGTGCGCGGCCAATGGGCAGCCCCCGAGCGGGACGCGCGCATGGATGCGACGGCAAGCCGCGACGGGCCGCGGGTGCGCATCGGCGTGGAGGTGGTGGCGGGCTACAAGGACACGTTCTCCCGCATGCAGGCGCGGCTGCGCGGGCGTTTCGTGGTGGAGAAGGTGACCGTGAGCTCCGACCTGGCCGCACGGACCGAGGACGTGCAGCCTATCTTTGAAGCTGGGGAGGTGTACGTGCGCCGCGCGCCGTGGACCGCGGCGGTGGTGGAGGAATGGGGGGACTTCCCCAGCGGAGCGAATGACGATACAGTGGCCGCATTGATGGCTGGGTGGGATATGACAGCAAAGCACGGGCCCGCTGCGCCGCCACCGGCGGAAGATAAGCAGCGCCCGGTCACCGCCGGGATGCGTGACCGCCGTTTCTGACGGGAGGGGACCATGACCAGGGGGGGTAAGCGCGTGGTGAGCTCCAGCAGCGCCGGCAAGGCCAGGGCGCGAGCCCACGCCCGGGAGCGCCGCCTGGCGCTTGCCTCGCGCACCGCCGTGGTGGGGGTGCCTGGCAATACGGGCTATTTCGGATACCAAGTCACCGGGGAGTACCTGAAAACGCTGGACGGCCAGAAGGGCCGAAAGGTGTTTGACGAAATGTACCGGTCAGACCCCCAGGTGCAGGCCACCATGAAGGCCATTACCCTGCCGATTCGCAGTTGCCCTTTCACCATCGAACCACCCGCGGATCCCGAGGGCAAGGTGGACGACCTGGACGCCGAGATAGCAGAGGTGATGAGCGAGCGGCTTTTCCGCGGAATGTCCATGACCTGGGACGACACGCTGCGGCACGCGCTCATCATGCTGCGCAGCGGCTTTTCCATCCTGGAGAAGGTGTGGGAAGTTTCGGACGGCCTGGTGATGCCGAAGAAACTGGACCCGCGGCTGCCTGGCTCTGTGATCCGCTGGGAGTTCGACCGAGTGAGCGGCAGCCTGGTGGGGCCCGTGCAGCAGGACCTGGACGGAAAGCTAATCACCCTGCCGATTGAAAAACTGCTGGTGTTCACCAGTGAACGCGAGGGCGACAACTGGGAGGGAATGTCCGTGCTCCGCCCGGCATACAAACCCTGGTACATCAAGGACCAGCTGGAGAAAATCAACGCCATCAAGCACGACCGCCACGGGGTGGGCGTACCGCGGGCCAAGGTGCCGGCGGGCGTGAAGCCCGGGGACGAATCCTGGGAGGCCGTGGTGGCGGGCCTGGAAGCGCTGTACGCAAATGAGCGCAGCTACGTCATAGACCCGGATGGCTACACCACGGACCTGCTGGGCGGCGGGGACTCCGCGGCGGGGACCGACGCGCTGCCCAGCATCAAGCATTACAACGAGGACATTGCGAAGGCCGCCCTGGCCATGTTCATAAACCTGGGCACCAGCGACACGGGCAGCCGCGCCCTGGGCCTTTCCTTCGTGGAGCTGTTCCAGCTGTCCATTCAAGCATACGCGGACTACCTGGCCGCGGTGCTTGACCGTTTCCTCATCAAGGAATGGTGGGGGTACAACTGGGACACGCCCGCGGGCCCGCCCTGCCTGAAGGCCGGGCGCATCAAGCCGATTGACTCCGCGGTGCTCGCGCAGCTCTCCACCGCCGGGGTGATAAAGCCCGACGATGAGCTGGAGAACGCCGTGCGCGAGCTCATGCACCTGCCCCAGCGCAAGACGCCCCGGCCGGCGCCCACCCCGCCGCCGGCCCCGGGCGCAGCGCCTGGCGCGCCGGATCCGGCCGCGGCCCAGGATGAGCCCGCCACCGACACGCCCCAGGACGAGCCCGCGGACGCTCCGCCCGTGGAGGACGTGAAGGCCAGCATGCGCGTTCACCTGTCCATGGCCACGCCCACCGACGAGGAAAAGCTGACCGACTGGCAAGGTATGGGGCTGCGCCTGGCCAGCGAAACCGCGGACCTGTCCGGGCAGCTGCAGGCCATGCGGGACCTGCAAGCCCGGGACCTGATAGCCCAGGCCATGGGCGGGCGCAAAGTTCAGGATATGCGCGTTCCGATGCGCAAGGAAATGTATGACGCCCTGGTGGCGGCCTACCGCGCGGAGAAAAAACGCGGCACCAATGACGTCGTGACCGAGATCGTGCGCCAGCGCCCGGACCTGAAAATGGCGGACCCGCGGCGCAAGGCCAAAGTCACCGCGGCGCAATTCGACGCTTACAGCCTGGACCAGCTTTCCCTGGACGTGGAGCGCCAGGCCGACACGCTGCGCAGCGCGGTAGCCACGTGGTTCATCGACCTACGCAAGAGCGGCCTCCAGGGCGAGCAGCTGAGAATCGCCATGCAAGCTATGTATGACGAAATGAGCACCAGCGGCCTGGACCTGCTGGCTGGCGGCGCCGTTGACAAGGGCTGGGGATCCGGGCGAATGACGGGCCTGGAGGAAGTGGCCGACGAAATCCAGTATTGCTATCGCTCCGCCATCCTGGACACAAACGCGTGCGAGGTGTGCCGGGCGAAAGATGGGACCCACCACGAGCTGGGGGACCCCGAGTATCAGACCCCGGACCCCGAGTGCCTGGGGACGGACCGCCGCTGCCGCTGTATGACGATCGCGGTGATGAAGGAGGAGGGCGCTGGTGCGTGACCTGGAGAGCATGCGTCACCTGGTGCGTGACGCCCTGGCCCCGTTCGCGGGCGGCGGTGAGCTGTGCGCGCTGACCCCCGCGGAGCTGGAGAAGGTGCGGCAGCTGAAAGCACGGCGGAAAGAGACCCGCGACGAACAGCGGGACCCGTGGCCGGGGCACAAATGAGCGGCCACCTGACGCCCGCGGACTTCCGGGCCATGGACAAGGACGAAAAGGCGGGGGTGCAGAAGGCCATCCGTGAGCGACTGCTGCGGATGCGGCCGCGGGCCCGCCTGGCGGTGGCGCCGCGGGTGCCCACCACGGCACGGCAGCGCCGCAAGCTGCGCAAGCGCATCGCGCGGGAGGGGTAGACCATGACAAAGACGAAAGGCAAGCCCGGGGCCAAAGGGTACGCATTCCCAATGCAGCTCCAGGAGGCGCAGCTGGTAAGCGAGCCGCAAATGATTCTGCCCCTGGGCACGTTCTATACCAGGGCATACGGCAAGCTGGAGATAACGGCGGAGTTTGCCGGGCAGATCGTGGACAACTGGCGCCGCAAGGTGATGGGCACCCGGCAGCCGTTCATCGACACGGACCACAACTGGGGCAAGGCGAACGGGTGGATACAGGACCTGCAGGTGCGGGAGGACGGACTCTATGCCGCCATCGACTGGACGCCCCAGGGCCGGGACAACGTGGAGAACGGCTATTACAAGTACTTCTCCGCGGACATTGGCGGGTGCCTGGACATAGAGACGGGGGACGAGGTGTACCCCGTGCTGATAGCGGCGGCCTTGACCAACGTGCCCGTGATGAACATAATGCCCCCCGTCAAGCTCTCCGAATCCGAGAGCGGGCAAGACCCCGAAGGGGCCACCGGTCAGACCGATGGCGACGCCCCCGCGCATGGCGACGGGGGGGAGGGCGGACCCGCCGAGGACAATCCAATGACGTATGACGATCTGGTGAAGGGCCTTTCCGGCCTGACGCTGACCACCGAACAGAAGGGCGCCCTGGTGAAGGCCCTGGGCCTGGAGCCCGCGGCCCCCGCCCCGGATCCCGCTGCCGCGACCGCGCTGGCGGAGCTCCGCGGCCAGGTGACCATCCTGGGCGAGACCAACACCCGCCTGACCGCGGACCTGAAAACGCTCCAGGGCCAGAAGCTGGCGGAGCGCAAGGCCGCGGCCATCAAGGGCGCAATCGACGGTTTCCGGATCCTGCCCAAGGACAAGGAAGCCTGGGAAAAGAAATTCGATGAAGCCCCCGACCTGGTGGAGCGCATCCTCTCCGAGCTCCCCAAGGCCATTGACGACGTGAAGCGCGGGCACGGCAGCGCGGGCACGTCGGAAGCGGAGCCCGAGCTGGACGCCGACGACGAGGCGGCCATTGCCCTGGGCGAAAAGAAGGACCCCAAGTACCGGGAGAAGTACCTGGCGGCCCGCAAGGCCGGGGCGCTGTAGGGCCCTGACCACGAGCCCCCCACGTTACGGGGGGAAAGGACACGACGATGGCACTGACTGCAAAGCGTGTTGTTTCCTTTGAGGGCGACCCCGAGCGGCGCCCGGCGGTGGAAGCCGCGGGAAATGACACGTACTACCTGGGCGCCATCCTCATCGCGGACGCGAACGGCTATGCAGCCGTGCCCACGGACGCGGCGGGGCTCTATATCCTGGGAATCTTCGACGGCCGCGCCGAGGGTGGGTACCAGGATTATGAGATGGCCGTCCCGAACAATGACCACCGCAAGCTGGGGCTGCTGGGCGGCCTGGTGTGGCTTCCCCTGGACGGGGGCAGCGCACAGAGCGACGTCGGCGAGCTGGCATACGTCAAGGACGACGCCAGCCTGACGCAGAGCGCGGGGTCAAAGACGGTGGCGTATCTCATCCTGGCGGTGGACGACGCTGCGGACCTGGTGTGCATCGACACCCGCGCGCCGATCAAGGTCGCGTAGGAGGGCCGGCAGATGATATCACCGAGCGTTTTTGAGAAACTGGCCAATGGGTGGTTCCAGGACCAGCTGCGGGTGTTGAACGGCCAGGCCGGCGCGCCCACGGACCTGATGCGCCTGGCCATGCCCACGGACAGCACGGGCAAGTATACCAGCTATGGCTGGCTGGACGACCTGCCCACCGTCAAGGAGCTCCTGGGACCGAAGAAGGCCCGCGAGCTCGCGGACCATGCATACCAGCTGCTGAATCGTGAATGGTACGACGCGGTGAACGTGAAGTACGCGGACCTGCGGGACGACCAGGTGGGCGCGTATGAAAGCCGGATCCGTGAGCTGCCGACGCGCATGCAGCAGTTCTGGCGCAAGCTGATTTCGGACCTGGTGCGCCTGGGCACCAGCGGGCTGGCCTTTGACCAGCTCCCGTATTTCAGCAACGCGCAGCTGTCCAGGGTCAACGACAACCTGCTGACGGGCAACGGGACCGACACCGTGGCGCATTTTATGACGGACCTGGACACCGTGATACAGGCCATGGCGGAATTCACGGACACCGAGGGCGAGGAGCTCAACATCAAGCCGGACGTGATCGTGTGCGCGCCGGCGGCGCGCCGCATCATCACCACGGCGGTGGGGAGCCCGTCCGACGCATCGGGCAGCAACGCGAGCGCAATCAACCCGTTCCGTGACTTCAATTTCACGGTGATAGCGGACCCGAAGCTGGCCGCGGACCCGAACGACTGGTATGCGTTCAGCACCCAGGGCATTCTCAAGCCGTTCATTTTCCAGCAGCGCGAGGCCATGCAGAGCATGCTGGACGACACGCAGCGGAAGCGGGCGCGCAGCTACCAGTACTCCGTGGAATGGGACGGGGTGGCCGGGTACGGGCTGCCGCACCTGGGCGTGAAGGTCGTCAACTCGTAGGCCGCGGGGGAGCCGCGGTGCACAAGGAGGCCGTGCTAATCCTGGGCAACGGGATTTCGCGCGCCGGGTTCACCAGGGCCATTGAGGAATGGCCGGGCGAGCTGTGGGCCTGCAACTATGCTTTCCGCGAGTTTGGCGGGAAGCTGACGAGGCTCACCGGGCACCTGGAGGTGCTCGCGGAGGCGCGGAGATACCGCCGGGAGCACGGCCTTTCATTTCAGCTGTGGGGTGGGAACCTGGGCGCTGGCCAGCAGCAGCTGGTGGACCATGTTTTCAGCTGCCCCCGCGAGTTTTGGAAAGACAGCGGGACCACCCTGGTGGCCCAGGCCCTGCAGGAGGGCCGCCTGGTGAGCTGCTGCGGTTTCGACCTGGGCGGGCTGGATATGCTCTCCCCGGGCCTGGAGAACCAGGACAAGAGCTGCTGGGTGCGGCGCTGGCGCGAGCTCGCGCGGCACTACGGCCTGGCCACGGTCACCTTTTGGGGCCATGACCACCGGCCGTTCATCCTGGGCAACCGCCCGGCCTATACCTACATGCGGCTGTACCGAGCTGGAAAGCCGCACCTGGGGGACCCTGCCTACCTGGCGGAGTGGAGCAGGCGGACGGGGCTGGACGCGGCGGCCCCGATAGATGAGGATAGGCTGGTGCGGGTGGGGTTTCTGCGCGGGCCCGCCCGGGGCCGTGAGCAGCGGGTGCGCTACGGTGTGGCGGCCAAGCTGGTGGAACGCGGCGAAGCGCAGCTGTTGACGGAGGACTGAACATGGCAAAGGTGAGCATGCCGAACATGGTGCGCGTGGTGCTGGTGGCCACAGGCAAAGAGGTGGATATGAGCTCCCGGGTTGCCGCCATCCTGCTGGACCGCGGCACGGTGAAGCTGGCGAAAAGCGCAGCCGCACCCGCAACACCCAGGGCGCAGGGCCGCGGGGCCCCGAGCTCCAGCGGAGCGGCAACCGGATCCGGGGACCAGGGCGGGAAGCCCGCGGGCGACGCCGGCGGGAGTGCAACCGTCCGGAAGGAGCTGGAGGCCAAGCCGTTCGGTGAGCTGGTGAAGATTGCCGCGCACCGCGGGCTGCCGGCGCCGCGCCCTGGTACCAGCAAAGCGAAGCTGGTGGACGCCATCATGGAGGCCGCGGGGTACAGCCCGGCGGTGTAGACCATGGCCGTATACTGCGACCTGTACGACGTTCACGCCGAGTTCCAGCGCCTGCCCAGCTTCACCGAATCCACCACGCCCAAGGCCTCCCAGGTGGAGGGGTGGTGCGAGGACATAGGGGCGGATATGGACCAGCACCTGCTGGCCGCGGGCGTGGAGCTGCCCCTGGTGGAGGAAAACCTGCTGGACGTGGCGCGGACGATCGCGCTGTACGGGGTGGGCGCCAAGGTGCTCCGTTCAATCAACATGGAGGCGGAGCGCGCCGACACTCTCCAGCGGCTGTATGACGCGCGGCTGCGCGAGATCGGGGACAACCCGGCGCTGTTCTCCAGCTCCACCACGCCCCAGCAGACCAGGCCTGGCTACCTGGTGCCCACGGACCCCGAGCAAGAGCGCAAGTTTCACCGGGAATCCAAGGACTGGTGAGCCGTGATGACCCTCCGCGAGGACAGCCTGGGGTACGAACGTTTCGTGCGGGCGTTCAATCGAATCCCGGACAACGTGAAGGACTTCCGCGAGCCGCTGACCGAGATATACCAGGATTTCCTGGGCATAGAGCGGCGCAACTTCTCCGCCCGCGGGCGCCCCGAGGCCTGGCGGCCCCTGTCTCCGAAATACGCCGCCTGGAAGGCCCGACACTTCCCCGGTAAACCGCTGCTGGAGCTCACGGGCAACTTGAAGGCGTCTCTGCTGGGGAGCGGCGCCGCGGCCGTCCGTGACATACGGGAAACCCGGGCAACGTTCGGGACCGCGGTGCGCCATGCAATCTTCCACCAGCTGGGGACCCGCCGGATGCCGCGGCGCAAGCCCGTACAGATTGCCGACGAGGACAAGGTGCGCTGGGGGCGGATCGTGCACGTGTGGGCGGTGAAGCAGGCCCAGGGCACGCTGCGGGGGGCCACGTGAGCGACAAAGAGCTGGACGCCATCATTGCCCAGTGCAAGTCACACTGGGAAAGCAACGTGGAAACGGTGCTGCAGGAAATAGAGAGC